CGAGCGTTGCCCCGCCTAAAGCGGCGAATGGTGCTTGAGCAAAAGTAACATCTCCAAACACCACGCTACCTATTAGGCTGCGTCAAGCGAGAACTGATACGTAACGTTCAGTGTGTCACCGGCGTCCACTGATTTGTTGCCGCCAGTAAAGCTACCGACAGAGAACAATATGCCAGATGTACCAGAAGATACTGTACAGAGCAAAGCACCCGCTACTACCGTGCCATTAACCAACATCGCAAAAGATGAAGGAGCCACAGAGTTACTGACAACAGAAGGATCAGCCAGCGTAGGAGAAGATGCGTTGAACGTCACCGATGAACGATTGCCTGTGTAGGCAGTGCCAGCAACCAGCTCTGTCCAACCTGCGTGAGAGGCCAGTGTATTACCGGCGGCATAAGAAGGGGAAGTAGCGCCACTGACCAGACCCAAGTACCAAGCGGCGGTGTAGCCGCTACCTTTGAAATACTTGCTGTTCATGTCTTGCAGACCTTCGTTAACCACCAAATTGTGAAACGTGTCAGTCCACTTGATTTGGCCGTCTGCACCTACGCAAGTTGCGGTATATACACCACCCGCGCCAACGCTCTCGGAGCCCGTGCGGTTTGCAACTAAGCCAGCAGACACACTGTCTTGGGCTTTGGATTTTTCTATGCTCATATTGGCTCCTGCTTAAGAGATGCGCACGATGGCGCTGTTTGCATCGGGCGTTGGGAAGATGATCTGGAAAGTGTCATTGCTGACGGTTTTGTCTGAACCAAAGTCCAGTACAGCGACGGACTTATTGCCCTGAGTGGCGTTGTAAATTAGAGCGCCACGGCAAGTAAACGTTGCATTTGTCCAGCTTGTGTTGCTGAACGAAATGTACGCAGTCGGCACGCTGCTGGAGTTGTTTCCAGAAGTCGGAGATGTTGAAATCACCAGCGTATTGCCACCTGCCGTGTAGCCCGTTCCGCTGCTCGACACTTCATCCGTAGTTGTGTAGATTGTTGTAGTAGGGCCAATAGAGGACGCTGCGGTGTACAGCGCCACTTTAAAAGTATTAGGCGACGTGGGGCCAAAGTTATGAACCGCTTGGAGCAGCTCAACTTTAAAGCTTGTGGTTGCTGTTTGTTGGATGGACATATCAAGTTACCGCCTGTCTGAATTGGCCAGAACGATACGCATCCTGACGCTCCATACCATCGCCCAAACGCTTTGCAAGTGCAAGAGCCTCTTGGTACTTACCATTGTATAGCGCCATCATGTCTTGCTCACCCTTCATGTAGGTGTAAGCCTCAACCAAAGAACCGTACAACAGTACAGAATCAAAGTTATCACCTAGCCATGTAGTGCCCGCAGTAACAATAGACTGGGGGTAGTAGTAATAGTGCAGCTCTATGCCGTACGCAGCGTCTGGCGTTGGGCCAAGAATAAACGACAGTTCGTTTACATCATTACTCTGGGCACCAAACAAAGCGTAGTATTTTGGGATTGCCTTGTCAGTCGGCTGTGGGTACGCCTGACGAATAAAATTAACGTCCTTATTTAGCAAGAACTCGTAGCTACCATCGGCAGCAATTACAGCCATGGAGTACACAGCTAGGAAGTCGCTAGGACACCCAAGATACTTGTTGTTATCGGTTGTAGCGCCCGTTACGTTCTTGCGAATGGACGGGAACTGAACGGTGTTGTAGATACGCTGCTCAGCCTGTTGGACAAACACGGGTATTTCAGCGACAAAATTCGCTTCAGTATTCTCCGTGTACGCCTGAATGTTAGCGCTGAGTTGCGTGTAGTTCATGCAGATGGCCCGCGAAACTTAGTGCCCTTGGTGGCTGCGCCCGTGCCGCGCATCTTTTCACCGGAGGTTTTTGTAGTTGGATACGGATCGCTTCGTTCGTTAGCTACGGACACGTTGGCCCTTAGAGCTTCCTTAACAGGCATCTCGCCTACCACAACCGATGGGTATATTTTAGGCTGGACGTACTTACCAATTGGGTCTTTGGTATTCGCGTCAAAGTATTTGAATTCATCTTGGCTGTGCATATTAGCCTCCACGACCAGAACGACGGGCGGGGCTCATTTGATTGGCTACTTTAGCCAAACCACGACCTAATTTCAGCATCTCGCTGTTAGTTTTACCACCGGCTCGCATGTTCTTAACCGCAGCATCGGGATGCGCGGATTTCATGCCCTTGGCCATGTGTGCTTTAAGTGCTTTCTTTGCGTCCATTTTCAGGCTCCTATCTGTATCGTTACTGTACCAACTTCTGCGTATAAAACCAAGTAGTTTGGCGTTAAAGCAGTATCAAAAAATCTGGCCCCACCAACAGGGTTCCACCCCCACTGAAAGACTCGACTACCTTGCTCCGGATAACCATCAGCATCTGCTGCGGTGCTGTTGGTATTCGTAATCTGCAACCCACTCAGGCCAGACTGATAGTAACTACGGTCAGGGCGAGGATTCCTCAAACCCTGCGGGTCATCTACCGGGTACATACCCAGTTGCAACTGTGGCTGATCGGGATCCCAGCACTCTGGGCAAACCAACAAGTCGTAGTTCTTCGTCTTGATGATCTCTTTACGCAATACTTTCAACTTAAACCGCTGATCGCAGCGGTCACATTGCGCAATTGCCCATTTGCCAGAAGCAAACCGATTACCCATCAGGTGCCCCCAATATACTGCTGTCGAGGTACAAACCGCACAGCGGCCTTCTCCCGATCCTCTGTTGCTGCCAATTCCCAAGCCTCATCATACTGCTGCTTTAGTACAGACAAGCGCTCAGCGCCCCCGGCAATCTTCATCGCCAAGTAGTACGACAGGCCAGCAGCCAAACAAGGGATGAACCGGAAAGGCACATCCATCACATTAACACCCCCACCCGCATCCTGCGTGCGGCGTAGACGCCAGTACACAAACGTGTATTGCTGGGCTGAATCCGGAGTCGGCCAAACCGTAACAGCGGGGACTTGCGACCAATACACAGTAGCCGCAGCAGTGTGAGCAACCGCAATGGTGTCTTGTTGTCCACGGAAACAGTTGTACAGCGTGCCAGATTTAGCGTTTGTATTCTGGGTGATGTAGCTGTAATTGATGATTTCGTTATCAATCTTGATGAAACCCGTAGCGGGTAGACCCGTCACGTCATCTAAGACAATCGTTGTGCTGGTGGACGTAATCGTCGTGGTGAGCGTAGCAGCAACGGGGGAATTCTGCCCATTAAAACGCTGAATCCAGACCTGAATAGGCCGGGCTTGCTGGATTTTGTTGGGGATCGTGGCATAGGTAGAAACACTAATACGCGTAATCGTCAAGTCGGCTTGGGTAGAGGCAATGTTGTTGCCCGTACGGATAACGTGCTCAATCAGATCAACCGTGTCGTCCGGTAAAGCGTACGTGTTCTGCCCTTGAGTCAGAGTAATTTCACCCTGCTCAATTGTCCACATATTGATGCCACGATTGGCCCAATCTGCAAACATAATGTTCAGACTACGACGAGCAGTACGCAAGTCATAGCCCGTGCGCAATTCGCCCCCGGCGCGTTCAAACGCCTCCTCGACTAGCTCATCGAGTTGGAGGTTAAAGCTTGATGCGCCAGAAGTGGTTGCCATTATTTTTTCGCAGTCTTAGCAGAGTTTACGAACGCTTGGTTAGTTGGCGCACCTTTGCCACCAACTCGGCGCATTTTTTCACCAGACCCCGAAGCGATTCTTTTACGCTTTGCATTGATATTGGCATATAACCCTACCTTCCCGCCTTCGGCGTACTGCGTGAAATCAGTGTCATCCCGACGAGCTTTACGCTTCGCACCGGGCATTTTGCTGGGGTTTATATCCCCCATACCTCGGGATGCCATCATGATTTCACCTCAATACATCTTGCAATTAGTCTTACCACGTGAGGCAATACCATCAGCTCGTTTAGAAGCTGAGCCAACTGACCCACCACTTTTCTTACCAACGGTGGAAGCCTTCTCGTATGCAGCATCTGTTGCAGCCGATTCTTTAGCTTCCTTAACTTGCTTTTCCATCTCGTACCGTTTAGCGGGCGTGATGTAGTCGGCTTCGGATTCGTCAGTACGGCGTGGATTTACAAACCCACGACCGGCCCCAGCTTCTTTTTTCGCCATGATTGGCTCCTTAGATTAGCAGGCTTTTCCGCCGCGCTTCATACCCAGTGGCTTGCCATCAGACTTCATCTTAATCATAGTGCCTCTGGTCTTGCCTTTAACAGCCAAACCATTGATGCTAGGAGCAGCAGTCTTAACAGCGCCCATTTTTGCGGTAGTGATGCCGTTGCCAGCGCTTCCGCCTTTTGCCATCTTTTTCATGCTAGTTTCACCTTCAGATTTTTCACCACGTGCGTATTGCTGGGGGGTGATCTTGCCCGACTTGATTGCCTTAGCTTCGGCTAACTCTTCCTTGTAGGACTCTTTGCCGCCAAACATTTTCTTAGTAGCCATACCGCCGCCTTTCATTATCGACATCTTGCCATGAAGTGTCTTAGGTTTGTTAATTTTTTGAAGGTCGGCACGAGACGTATCGGTGTCTTTACCAAACTTCAAGCCTTTGCTGGACTCGCTAAAGTCTTTTGCTACCGCTACGGGGATGCCAGACGCTTTAGCAAACGCTGGGTTGTGAGCCGCAGCGTCCATGAATTTCTTTTGTTTTGCGCTAACCGAGGGCACTTCTTTGCTCCTTCATAAAAGCATCGAGCTTTTCGTCCATCCTATCAAGACGGGCCAGTACTCGGTTGATGTCAGCGTGCATATCGCCTTTGGTCACAAACTTCTCGGCATTTTCTTCCCGAGTCTTGCTCAACAAAATACCCAAACGCTTTACTTCAGCATGAGACAAGTTAACCCACAGCAACAGCGCCGCTGACAGGAAAGACAAAATAACGTTCCAAATCGGCATGTCCATGTCAGCAATTCCATGCCCGCAGGCTCTTATTGATGCGAGAGTTTGGGTCTTTGGCCGTCTTCTCGCTTGTCAATTTCTTCTTCATCCCAGTCATCCTTGCACAGAAAGAGTCGCGCCTGCTTCCGCCTTCCGGCTGGGGAGGTTTCAAATTCATCCCTTGCTTTTTGGCGGAGGCTCGCCCCTTGGCGTTCAGGCCACCATTGGGGTTCTTGCCTTCTTTGCGAGTCCATGCTGGAGATTTAGCCATAATAGATACTTGCCACTGTAACGTTGGACATGTATGCGTAAATACCGTTCTTTGCCAATATACCTTCGCCCGGCACAAGGTTAAAGTTGTTGAACACATCGCTAGCCGCTGGCTCTTCAGTAAGCAACCAATTACCAGTAGCGCAATAAACTGCTGCGGGGCTACCCGTAATTGTGCCGGTGTTAATGTCTACAAGCGTAAACGCGTCGGCGCTTGTTCTAGTGATTACGTAGTTACCGTCTGTAGCAGCGCCACCTGAGCCACCAGCAAAGTGAATTCCAACAACGTCACCTGTGGATAAACCATGTGCAGTCTTTGCTACTGTGACAGTTGTACCGCTGCGACCGTAGGTCACACTACTAGAAACAGGGGCAGTTAATGTATCAAATAAAACAAACGAGCCCGCCGAACCTACTGTCCCTGAAAATGTCAGACCTTTAATACGGTTACGCGAGGTAACAAAAAACCCACTTTGGTTTAAGTGCCCTTGTTTTACGTCATATTGCATCGTCATGTTGTTGCTCCGGTTCTGGTGCGTCTAGCCTATTTATGAGCATCTTGTACGCTTGGATCGTGCCTTGAGCTTGAACTAGAAAGTTTTGGGCTTTCTGCGCTTCAATTCCAAGGTCACGAATCTCAGATTCCAAGAATTCCTTGGTGATCTGCATTATGCAAACGAAGCGTAAGCAGGGACGTAATACACAGTGCCGCCAACCATCACTTTGATTGCTTTAGACACAGTAGTTACGCTGGTTGCAGTAGGAGCAATCGAAGCGGCAGGGGCGGTCTCAATGTTCATAAACAGTGGAATTTCACCTGTGTTTGTGCCGCTGTCAGACACGCGAATAAACGCAGCATTAGCAGGTAAAGCTACGTTAGCTGTGTAGTTGGTATCCAACTGAATAACAGCCAAAGTACCGCCGGGAGTAGTATCTGTACCACCCAAAGTAGCGCGGATTGCATTAGCAGCGCCAGAAATAGAAGCTGAAGCGCCGTCAATTTCGCAAGAAATGTGAGCGCCGTTAATTGTGCCGCCAGTAGCTGCGCTTGCGCCGGTCACAACAGAAAAAGCACGGAAAGTTTCGCCAGAACCTGTAGAGGTAAAGGTCAGCTTGTCATAGACCAAGCGTGTGTCGCCAGTGGTAGCGGAGGTTGTAGCAAACGCGGCGTCAATGTTGCCTGCGGTAGTTACTGAAATGGGGTCTGTAGAAGAGCCTGTGATGAAACCGTTGGCCGAGTAGACTGGGCCGGTAAACGAGGTACGTGCCATGATATGTGTCCTTACATACAAGTTAAGTGCATCAGTCTGTATGTCGTCAGCCGGGACTGTCTAATGCACCGGATAGCCCGGATTAGCGCCAATATACACTATTTTTAAGCTGTGTCAACAAATAAAAAGGGCCCCCGAAGGAGCCCTAGTGGGAGGATAGTTAACTCTCCCTTACTGATCCGGTAGGAACTTCTTGCTGATTTATCAGGTCGAACCGGAAGAACCCCACATGCCGAGGGGATCAGACCAACCGAACGAGTAACGCTCGCGGGCCTAGATCGGAAGAG